TCGGTGTGCTCATGATGCCTTTCGCTCTGGCGCTTAAGTATTTGAGTTAAGGTTAGTTGTTGTAAAAGCTACAGGAAATAATACACACGGATGATGATCGGCGCGATGGGGGATTTCTTTAGCGATATGACGAGTCCATTTTGTCTTGCACAGTCACGCTCTCTCTTTTTGCGGACGATCGGATAAACACACTGAAAACTCTGAAAGTATCTTGAAATAATCTGATTCTCATTTACATCTGTTTACATCGGTTACCTTCCTGACATAAGTTGCTCATTTTTTAACAGTCAAGTTTGCAAACGGACTTTACGCAGGAGCGGCAGTAATGTTAGGGAAAACGGCGATAATCAACGCGCTGGCGGGTGTTACCCTGCTGGTATCCGGTGCTGCACTGGCTGCTCCATTGTCCCCGGCTGACCGTAATACCATTCAACAACAGCAGCAGCAGTTGCTCGATGAAAACCAGCGTCAGCGTGAAGAGCTTGAGCGCAGCGCGATCGTGCCGCGTCCCGTTACGCCAGACGACGCCTTCACGCCGCAAGGACCCTGTTTCGTCATTCGCCGCATTGAGCTGTCGGGCGCGACGCTGCTCTCACCTTCTGCCAAAAACCGTTTGACCGCCCCCTGGATTAACCAGTGCCTTGATATGGCTCGTCTCACCCGGCTGACTGACGCGGTTTCTGACTGGTACATCAGCCGGGGTTATATCACCAGCCGCGCGTTTTTAACCGAGCAGGATCTCTCCGGCGGCGTACTCCATCTTGCCGTGCTGGAAGGAAAGCTTCAGCACATTCGCCTCGAAGGTGTACCGGACCGCACATTGAAAATGACCTTCCCTGGGCTTGAGGGGAAGATCCTTAACCTGCGCGATATCGAACAGGGCATGGAACAGCTCAACCGGGTACGTCAGCGGCCCGTTGAGATTGAAATTTTGCCTGGCGAAAGGCAGGGCTACTCGGTGGTCAATTTGACCGCCACGCCAGAGTTCCCGCTCAGCGGCTCTGTCAGTTTTGATAACAGCGGGCAAAAGAGCACCGGGACCGGTCAGCTTAATGGCGCGTTGTACGGAATTAACCTGCTGGGGCTGGCGGATAAGTGGTTTATCAGCGGCGGGCGCAGCAGTGATTTTTCCAACAGTAAGGATGCTCAAAATTTTGCAGCGGGCGTAAGCATTCCTTACGGCTACGGATTGCTGGACTACAGCTACAGCTGGAGCAACTACCTCAGCACTATTGATAATAACGGCTACTTCTGGCGGTCGACGGGGGATACCGAAACGCACCGTCTGACGGGCTCCTGGGTGTTGTTCCGCAATGGCGATATCAAAACCGGCGTGTCGGCGGGCATCACTCACCGCATCAACCGCAACTATCTTGATGATGTTTTGCTGGCTACCAGCAGCCGTAAGCTCTCCAGTTTGTCATTGGGCATTAACCACACTCAAAAAATCGCTTCGGGCGTCGCGACCCTGAACCCAACCTTTACGCAGGGCGTACCATGGTTTGGTGCGGAAGACGATAGCGACAAGCAGGGTGATGTGCCAAAAGCAGAATTCCGTAAATGGAGCCTGAACGGCAGCTTTCAGCGTCCGCTGGCGGACAAACTCTGGTGGCTAACCAGCGTCTATTTTCAGTGGTCACCGGACAGGTTGTACGGCAGTGAGCGTCTGACGCTGGGCGGCGAAACGTCCGTTCGGGGCTTTAAGGAGCAGTATATCTCCGGCGATAACGGCGGCTACTGGCGAAACGAGCTGAACTGGTCGCTCTTTACGCTGCCGTGGATTGGTGATGTTGGTGTGCTTGCCGCAATTGACGGCGGCTGGCTGAAGAAGGACGGCCAGGATCGTTACGCCTCCGGCACGCTGTGGGGAACCGCGTTGGGGCTTACCGCGACGAATCGCTGGTATTCAAGTCAGTTTACCGTCGGCACGCCGGTGGACTATCCGGACTGGCTGGCACCGGATCACCTCGTGATGTATTACCGTTTTTCAGTGGCTTTTTAAGGGACAGGGATGATGGAAAAGGATCAGGTTCGTTTTTCACAGCGTGCGCTTAGCGCATTACTGAGCGTATTGCTGGCCACCCAGCCGCTGCTGCCTGCGGTGGCTGCTACGATCACCCCGTCCGGAAATACGCAGATGGATAAGGCGGCCAACGGTGTTCCGGTCGTGAACATTGCTACGCCGAATCAGTCCGGTATTTCCCATAATAAATACAACGATTACAACGTCGGCAAAGAAGGGCTGATCCTGAATAACGCCACAGGACAGCTGAACCAGACCCAGCTTGGCGGGATTATCCAAAACAACCCCAACCTGAAAGCCGGGCAGGAAGCCAAAGGGATCATCAACGAAGTCACCGGTGCTAACCGCTCACAGTTGCAGGGCTACACCGAAGTGGCGGGCAAGGCGGCAAACGTTATTGTGGCGAACCCCTACGGTATCACCTGTAACGGCTGCGGATTTATTAATACGCCGAATGCGACACTCACCACGGGGAAACCGGTACTCGACGCCAGCGGCAGGCTGCAATCGCTTGATGTGACTAAAGGTGTGGTCACCATTGAGGGCGCAGGGCTGGATGGTAGCCAGAGCGATGCCGTATCGATTATTTCCCGCGCGACCGAGATCAATGCCCAGCTGCATGCGAAAGCGGTGCGCGTGATCGCCGGGGCGAACCGCGTCGCGGCAGACGGCAGTATCAGCGCCTTAAAAGGGGAAGGGGACGCGCCGAAGGTGGCGGTAGACACGGGGGCGCTGGGCGGAATGTATGCTAACCGCATTCGTCTGGTGTCCAGCGAAACAGGGCTGGGGGTAAACCTGGGGAACCTGAATGCGCGGCAGGGTGATATTACGCTCAGCAGCGCGGGGAAAGTGGTGCTGAAAAACACGCTTGCCAGCGGCAGCACCCGCGTTTCTGCGAAAGAGGTGATGCTAACCGGCGACCATAAAGCCGGGGGCAATCTGACGGTTTCCGGGCAGACGGCCCTGACGCTTGACCAGGCCCATCTCGCCGCCGAGAAAAACCTTCAGTTAGCAACCGACGGTAAACTCACGCAAAACGGCGGTGCTTTCACGGCGGCAACCGACACCACGCTGACGGCAAAAAATCTCACGCAGAGTGCGGATGTCCAGACCGGTGCCGGTCGTAACCTTACCGTTAACGTTGCAGAAAATGCGGCGCTTAAGGGTAAAAATATCGCCGGGCAGGATGCCACGGTGAACGCGAAAACGCTGGAAACCGGGACGCAACTGACTGCATCACGCAATATTTCGCTGGAGGCGTCACAGCGTGCTGTGCTTAACGGCTCTGTCGTCGCGGGTCAGCAACTGTCAGTGAAAGGCGGTGAGCTGGCGCAGCACGGAAACGTAAGCGCCTCAGATATCACGCTAAGCGCTCAGACGCTGGCTCAGGAGAGCAGCAGCAAAACCAGCGCCAGCGGAAATATCGCTCTCACTACGTCTGGTAACACCCAGTTGAAAGGCAGTACCACCGCCGGAAAATCTCTTGCCATTAACGCGGAGAACCTGATCAACAGCGGGATGCTGTCCGCAGGTGCGGATGCCTCGGTGAAGACCGGGACATTCAGCAACACCGGCACCGTCCAGGGTAACAGCCTGAACGTATCAGGAACCGACATTACCAGTACCGGTACACTGACAAGCGCTTCCACGCTGGGTATCAACGCACGCAACGCCACGCTGTCTGGTGATACTGGCGCGAAAGGCAAAGCGACCGTTATCGCGAGCGGTAAACTGGATAACAGCGGCACGCTCATCAGCGACGACACGCTGACGCTGAAGGCAGCCCAACTGACAAACAGCGGCACGCTTTCCGGTGCCAGGGGGCTTACCAGCTCAGCAGACGCGTTCATCTCCACCGAAAAGTCAGTTACCCACAGCGATGGGGATCTGGCGCTGAACAATTCCGAAACCACCCTTGCAGGTGAAACCAGCGCGGGCGGCTCGGTGAACGTTCGCGGTCACAGCCTGACAACCACGGCAACGGCACAGACGCAGGGTAACCGCGTCAGCGTGGACGTACAGAATGCGCAGTTTAATGGTACACAGGCGGCGAAAGACGGTCTTATCCTGAACGCCACTGACGCTCTCAGTCACGGGGGAAAATCATCAGCGTCAGCCCTGAAGATTGAAACCCGCAATCTCAATAACAGCGGGACGCTGACGGCGTCCTCGCTCGCCGTCAACAGCCCTGTAGTCATTAACAGTGGTCTGATCCACGCGGGACAGACGCTGTCGCTGGTCACTCATCTGCTGGATAACCGCAGCAGCGGCGTGCTGTACAGCCCGGCAGCACTCACCCTTTTAGTTTCTGACGTGAAAAACAGCGGCATTATCACCAGCGATGCCGCCCTATCCCTTTCCGGCTCGCGCTTGTCCAACAGCGGTGAGTTGAGCGGCGCGTCACTCCTTGTTGATTACGGCACGCTGAATAACAACGCGGAGGGGCTACTGCTGGCGCAGGGGGCAAACCGTATCACGGCACAATCCGTGACCAGCGCAGGCAGTATCGTGGGGAACACGCTGGCGCTGAATGCCGATCGCCTCGACGGTCGCGGTCTCTTACAGGGGGACACCGCGTTATCCGTGACCGCCGGGATACTGAATTTACTGGCTGGCTCCCGTACGCTTACGGCCGGGACACTCACGTTTTCAGGTACCACGCTGACCACGGCTGGCCAGCTACAGGGGCAGGACGTCAGTATTCGTGGGCGCGACTGGCATAACAGCGGAAGTTCGCTGGCGACCGGTTCATTTGATGCCATCGCCGCCGGGGCATTCAGCAATACTGGTGAACTGATGAGCCAGGGCGACATTACGCTGAATGCGGCCAATACCGTTAACAACGGCAATCTGTTATCGGCTGGCACACTCTCGCTCACAGGAAATACGCTGCGCAACAGCGGAACGGTTCAGGGCAACCGTGTTACCGCGCATCAGGACAGTATCACTAACAGCGGTACGCTCACCGGGATCGCCGCGCTGACGCTGGCTGCTCGTCTGGAGATGGCGGCACCGTTACTGTCGCTGGTGAATGACGCATCAGGATCGTTGCTGACGGCGGGCGAGTTGACCGTGACGGGCGGCGATCTGCGTAACGCAGGGCAATGGCAGGGGAAACGGGTATTTATTCATGCGCAGGCGCTTACGAACGGTGGTGCGCTCCAGGCAGAAAATTTACTGGATGCACAAATCAACGGCAGTCTTACGGGCACGACGGGCAGCAAAATCACTTCAAACGGTGAGCTGGCGCTCTCAGCACTGACGCTGGCTAACAGCGGACAGTGGATTGCGAAGGATCTCACGCTGAAGGCGAATACGCTGACAAACAGCGGTGAAATCACCGGGGTTGATGCGCTTTCTGGCGCGCTCAACCAGAACCTGAATAACCAGGCTGGCGGAAAAATGCTTACTGCTGGCGTTCTTTCGCTGAATACCGGTAATGCCACGAACGCAGGCCAGATTCAGGGTAAAACGACCACTATTACTACCGGGCAACTTAGCAACAGCGGACAGCTTCAGGGTGAAGCGCTGACGCTGAACGTTTCCGGGGCGTTGAACAACACCGCCAGTGGCGTTCTGTTGAGTCAGAACGCGCTGAAGGCGTCGTCCGCTACGCTGAATAATCAGGGGACGGTGCAGGGCGGTGGTGAATCCACGGTGAACGCCACCACCCGTTTACAGAACGACGGCAAAATTCTTTCTGGCGGGAAGCTCACGCTGACCACGCCTGAGCTGGCAAACGGTAGCGGCGGGTTGGTTCAGGCCGTCACGCTGCTGCTGGATGTGGTGAAGGCCGTGAATGGCGGAAATATCCTGGCGACGGGCCGCGCTGAATTGCGTGGCGGTTCGATTGATAACCGTGGCACGCTTCAGGGTGCGGATTTGGGAGTGCAATACCGGAACATCACCAACAGCGGAACGGTGCTTGGCACTGCCTCGCTGACGGTAGCGGGTGACTCTCTCACGGATACCGGGAGCGGTAAACTCTATAGCGGGGGCGATCTGCTGCTCGATGCTGGCAATTTCAGCGGTCGTGGTCAGGTGGTTTCCCTGGGCGACGCCACGCTGAAGCTGGTTAATGCGCTCGTTAACACCGGAACGCTGGCCGCAGGTAAAACGCTGTCGGTCTCCTCGCAAAATGCCATCACCAACAGCGGCGTTATCCAGGGTAATGCCATCGCCCTCAGCGCGGGGGGAGCATTTACGAACAGCGGTACGCTCACCACCGGTAACGGCAGCAGCACATTCAATGCTCAGAGCCTGCTGCTGAATGCGTCCGGCTCGCTTCAGGCGGGCGGAGATGTGCAGCTCACCTCGCGTGAAAATATCACCGTTAACGCCTTCACCGGTACGGCGGGCAGCCTGACGATGACGGCAGCAGGCACGCTGCTTAATACAGCGCTGATATATGCGGGCAATAATCTCTCCCTGTTTGCTGCACGTATCCACAACATATATGGCGATATTCTTTCTGGTAATAACCTGTGGATGCAAAGGAATGCAGTCGGCACCGCGAATACGGAAATTATCAATACCTCAGGGAATATCGAAACCCTTCAGGGTGACATCACCATGAAGACCGGTCTTCTGCTGAACGAGCGGGACGGATTTTCTGCAACGACAACGACGACCAGTAACCCATCAGTCATTAGCGGAATGGGCGATGTCACCATTGATGTACCGCTTTACCTGATGCCGGATGGCAGTTATGGCTATTTCACGCGTGAAGTCGAAAATCAGCATGGTACGCCCTGCAATGGCAATGGTGCGTGTAACATCACCATTGATACGCTTTACTACTATGCGCCATTTGCGGAAAACGCGACGCAGCGTTTCCTGAATAGCCAGACTGTTACCACGGTGATCGGCGGTGATAATCCCGCAGGACGTATTTCCTCAGGCAATAACCTGACGGCTCAGGCTGATCTGCTGGAAAACAGGGCTGGCTTTATCCTGGCCAACGGTGATATCGCCCTCTCCGGCAATCAACTGAGTAACCAGAGCTGGCAGACGGGGACGGAAAATACGTATTTCGTCTATCGTTATGACCCGAAAGCTACCTACTGGAACGGAGATTATGCTACCGGCTCACTCGACGAACTGGGTCCCCTGCTCCCTGACTTTGAAAATAACACCATAAAGTTCACGCTGGATGGTCGGGCAAATGAGTATGCACCTGGCGAAACGTATTATTCGGTGATAATGGCGGGTGGCAACGTCGGCCTAAACTTCGCCAGCACCATCAATAACGGAACCACTACCGCCCATGCGGGCAGTTTCAGCCCGCAGGTCTCCACGCCTGAGCTGAACACGTTGAGTAAGCAGGACATCAGTGGTGCGCTTACCCAAACGGATCTCCAGGATTCGGGCACTGTGGCGGTCACTTCTCCGCAATGGCGTGATGCGTTGAGCGACGCCCTGAAAGACATCTCCGGCGGTTCATCCCTTTCCGACCAGAACGGCAGCAGCGGTAACTATCCGCTGCCGTCTGGTGATAACGGTTACTTCGTGCCATCCACCGACCCCGATAGCCCGTATCTGATAACGGTAAACCCTAAGCTTGATGGCCTCGGGAAGGTGGACAACAGCCTGTTTGATGGACTCTATGGCATGCTCGGCATCCAGCCTGGCGATGCACCGCGTGAGACCAACAGTGCCTATACCGATCGGAACCAGTTCCTTGGCTCGGCATATTTCCTCGACCGTCTGGGGCTGAACCCGGATCGCGATTACCGTTTCCTCGGCGACGCGGCATTCGATACCCGTTACGTCAGCAACGCCATCCTCAACCAGACCGGCAGTCGCTATATCAACGGCATCGGCTCCGATCTCGACCAGATGCGCTATCTGATGGACAGCGCCGCCACACAGCAGCAGGCGCTGGGCCTGAAATTCGGCGTGGCGCTGACGGCAGCGCAGGTTGCCGCCCTTGACCACAGCCTGCTGTGGTGGGAAGCGGCGACCATTAACGGCCAGACGGTGATGGTCCCGAAAGTCTATCTGTCACCGAAGGATGTCACCGTTCACAGCGGCAGCGTGATTAGCGGTAATAACGTCCAGCTGGCGGGCGGCAACGTCACCAACAGCGGCAGCACCATCACGGCGCATAATGCCCTGTCCATCGACAGCAGCAACAGCATCAGCAACCTCAACGCCGGGCTCATCAGCGCGGGCGGCGGGCTGAACCTGAGCGCGCTGGGGGATATCAACAACATCGGCTCCACCATCAGCGGTAAAACCGTACAGCTGGAAAGCGTGGGCGGCAGCATCAACAACGTGACGCGCATACAGCAGTGGAGCGTGGGCGACGACAGCCGTCGCGGCAGCGTGCACGTCAGCGGCACCGACGCCGGACAAACCGCCTCCATCAGCGCCAGCGATGGCCTTTATATGGCGGCAGCAAACGACATCAACATTACCGGGGCGAAGGTGAGCGCGGGCGGCGACCTGGATATGGGCGCAGGCAATAACATCACTATTGCCGCCAATCAGATAACCGACAGCAGCAGCCGGTCAGGTTTCTGGCGTCAAAAAGACACGGCTTCGTCATCCACCTCAAACCAGGGCAGCAGCATTACCGCGGGCGGTAACGCGGTGATGCAGGCAGGCAACGACCTGAACGTCACGGCGAGCGCCATCGACGCAGGTAAAACTGCACAGCTGGTGGCGGGCAATAACCTGAATCTGAACGCGGCGGGCAACGGACAGACCAGCCGCACGGGCGGCAGCGAAAGCCATCAGAGCAGCGCAGACAGAACCACCGTTTCCGCGGGCGACAACGTGACGCTGGTTGCCGGGCGGGACGTTACCAGTCAGGCGGCAGGCATCGCGGCAGAAGGGAATGTCGGTATTCAGGCCGGACGTGATGTCAGTCTGCTGGCGGAAGAGTCCGTGACCGGCAGCAGTTCGCACTCGAAAAAGAAAACCGTTATCGACGAGTCTGTTCGTCAGCAGGGAACGGAGATTGCCAGCGGTGGTAACACCACGATTATCGCCGGACGTGACGTGAACAGCGAAGCCGCACAGGTGACCGCCAGCGAGGATATCGGCGTGGCGGCAGGCCGCGACGTGAACCTGACCACGGCGACGGAGAGCGACTACCACTTTAAGGAAGAGACCAAAACCAAAAAAGGGTTCCTCAGCAAGAAGACCACCCACACCATTGAGGAAGACAGTGCGACGCGGGAGAAAGGCTCGCTGCTGAGCGGCGACAACGTGACGGTGTCGGCGGGGAATAACCTGCGGGTAAAAGGCTCGGCGGTGGCGGGTGACGGAGACGTGGCGCTGTCGGCGGGCAACAACGTGGACATCGTGGCGGCCACCAACACGGACACCTCCTGGCGCTTTAAGGAGACCAAGAAGTCCGGTCTGATGGGCACGGGCGGTATCGGCTTCACCATCGGCAGCAGCAAATCCACCCACGACCTGCGCGAGCAGGGCACGACCCAGAGCGAGAGCTTCAGCACCGTCGGCTCGACGGGCGGCAGCGTCAGCATTACGGCGGGCAAGCAGGCGCATATCGGCGGGGCGGATATCATCGCGCAGAAGGATATCAGTCTGACCGGCGACAGCGTGGTGATTGAGCCAGGGCATGACAAACGCACCCGCGATGAGACGTTTGAGCAGAAGAGCAGCGGGCTGACGGTGGCGCTGTCGGGTGCGGCGGGGAGCGCGGTGAACAGTGCAGTGCAGACGGCGCGGGATGCAAAAGGTGAGAGTGATGACCGCCTTGCGGCGCTGAAAGCGACCAAAGCGGCACTGTCAGGCGTGCAGGCGGCGCAGGGTGCTGAAGTGGCACAGGTTAACGGTGACCCGAACAACGGCATTGGCGTGAGCGTTTCGCTCTCCTCGCAGAAATCGAAATCCGAACAGCACATGCAGAGTGATACGGTTACGGGCAGTACGCTGAATGCGGGGAATAATCTGTCCATCACCGCGACCGGAAAAGGGCAGGGGGAGAACAGCGGCGACATCCTGATTGGTGGTAGCCAACTGAAGGCTGGCGGCGACACCACGCTTGCCGCCGCGAACAACATTGTGTTGGGCGGCGCGGCCAGCACGCAGCAGACGACCGGCAAGAACAGCAGCAGCGGAGGCGGTGTGGGAGCCGTGACTGGCGGGATGGGAAAATCAGGTTCTTCCGCAGGCGGTAAAAATATTGTTGTGGTTGACTCAGGTAAAAAAGGTGCCTGGAATAAGGCCATGAACAAGCCGGAACCGAACACTGTTTATAAGGTTGATGGTGATAAAACATTCCAGACTGACTCATTAGGAAGAATCAGTTCAGCCGAAGGGGTTTTAGTTGCTTCGAAAAGTGATAGAAACACTTATCAACAATGCAAGGCTGGGAAATGTGGTAGTTCCGCTGATGAGGGTGGACATTTAATTACCAGTATTTTTAACGGACCCGGTGAAAAATCAATCTTGTTCCAATGGATGGCAGCTTGAATAAAGGTGTTTGGAAACAGATGGAAAACACGTGGGCTAATGCTTTGAAAGATGGAAAGCAAGTTAATGTAAAAATAGAACTTGTTTATATTGGAGACAACAAGCGGCCTGACAGCTTTAGTGTAACCTACTCTATAGGTGGGGGGCGTCCTGTTATCAAAGACATCAGTAACACTCCTGGAGGGATAAAATGAACGAACTCGATGATCTGCATAATAAAATAGGTCAGTTATTAGTAGATGCCGGTCCTGCTAATGCAAAGAAGATCATTGCTCGTGCTAAATTATCACTTGATGGTGAATCATGTGAGTATGAGTATGATTATCTTGATCAAGATGGAGATGAAGACTAGTTCGTTCCTGATAAGTTAGCCAGTCACGATCTTAGATTGCTGTTAGTTAGTATGAGGGATTTTTATATCCGAAATAATATGACAAATGGGAATCCTGTATGGATAGGTTGCGAAATAACCATTGATATACCGGAAGAAAAAATAAGTATAAGTTTTCAATATGATGATTAACAGTTATTCCCGGCCGCCGAGTCGGGATTTACTCTTGATTATTGTTTATTTCATTTAATTAGCAGTGCTTCTCCAAGTTCAGTCAGAACCCCCGGAAATGTCTTTAACTAATGCCCCACTTTCTTTTTATTAATATTAACAACAATCATGCCTTCAAGGCATCCCCATAACTCACGTGTATGTTGTGGCGTAATCACAATACAATCCTTCATCACCCTGATTTTGACAGGCATCCCGTCAATAAAGCCTGCATTTGCGGGCCACTTGCCGCTAAGAGGGAAATATTTACAACCCACAGTGAGGGCAAACTTTTGCAGAGGTTGAGACTTCTTTTTTACATTCTTTGCATTGTGTGAGCGCCATAACCATTCCTTGTAGTAGATAAAATCTGCTTTCCAAGTCCGGCGTTAGACTACCTGAGGGGACAAAAAGGGGACACTGGGCATTGATGTAAAAAAGCCACCTGATAGAATGGTGGCTTAATTATATGATTTTAGAACTAAAATTTGGTGGCCCCTGCTGGACTTGAACCAGCGACCAAGCGATTATGAGTCCCAATTTGAAGTAAATAAAATCAATAACTTACTGATTTTAAGGTTTTTTCTAAGCTGAATAGTGATGAAAAGTGGCAAATAGAGTTGCGCTCTGCTGCCACTTTGCTGCCAATTTATGGGACGTACTCGGAGACAAATTTCAAATCCAAAAATTCAGGCTTATTCAGATAATTTATTTTTTATGAAATCGACAAGATAACTTACATTGTCGGGACACATCATCGCTAGATTTATGCAACATCTATCCAGCATTTCAGATTCATTAACACCAAGTAATAGCGCAGCTTCGTAAAATTCTTTATGTTTTTCTGAGCCTGTACCGCGATTTAGTGCAGCTGTAGTAACGTCAGGTTCCCCATTTACTAGTATTGAAAGATTATCTACATATTCTAAATTTTTACTTATAATCCATTTTTCAGGCCACTCATCGCCGGGCATGTAGTTTATATTCTCTGAGAACCACTGCGTGAACTCTTCGTGGTTCTTTTCTAGCATAGAATGTGCACATTTTAGGTTGTCTTTATACAATCTTTTTTGGTCACCATCAAAAATCGTTATTACCTTATTTTTCTTTCCCCTTTGAAAAATAGCAGCCATTTGACGTGACAATGAGCTAGCTGAACCAATTACTTCAATTTGCAATCTTGAGCGGATATTACTAGGAAGAACACTTGATAAAAGCTTTGCTGCAACTACATCCTCAACCAATACATCGAGTTCTTGAGAGTTTTCTGAGCTTAATTTCCCAAAGGCATATTCAGGAGATATTTCAGTATTAATTATGGTTTTAGAATTAACATTTTCAATATATACTCTGGCATCGTCTGGAATACATCCAAAAATTATATCTGAGTGAGTGGTGAATATAATTTGTAGTTTTCTTTTATGAGAGGCCGACTTTAACCTTTCAATAAGCTTAACCTGTGCTTCCGCATGAAGGCCCAACTCGATCTCATCAACAATGATTAATGCTCCAGGTTCTGCGGAATATAATATCGAGAATATTTCGAAGAGCGCATTCTCTCCTGCTCCCATGTTGAATCCAGATATTGTTTTACCTTCATGTGTGACAATTGGTAACCTATATCTTGAGTGTGAAACAAATTTAAAATCATCATATTTTTTGTTAAGTATATAACCTACGTTTTCTCTTATTTCATTTTCACACCCTAACTCATAGCCATTAAATATAAATAGCTTAGCATAACTCTTGGATTGACTTTTTTCACTGTGTGGAACTATTCGTTCAATTCCCAAGAAGATAACTTGACGTTTGACTCTCTTGTCGTAATTATTCCATTTACCTCCTTTCTTTTTAAAACGTATTTGCCTGCCAATCCCTTTTCCTGTGGGTAGTGTCTTAGAGGGTGTCCAGTTGTTGTGGGCAATATGATATCCTATTGCTATTCCTTCTTGAGGCACTTCGTCGGAATGCTGAATGAAGAAATCTGCAAAAGTATAGTAAGGCTTTCTTTTTCCAGACATAATATGCTTATCTTCAACACTGTGATAAGCACAAGCAATCATAGCTAATAAAGTCGATTTTCCAGAGCCATTTCTTCCCGCTATCGCTAGCAATGGATAATCTATTTTAATTTCAAATGAGGATAAGGAGCGTAACCTTCCGTGCTCAAGAGCTACTTTTCTTAAAAGCGCGTGCTCTAGTGAATTTGAAAACCATTTCCTTAAACTTAAGTCAGTTTGACTTTCTCTATACTTCATTTTTACCTCAGTATAAATTTGTAATTTTTTACTCGAAGTTATTGAGTCGGAAATTATGTATGAAAATATTAAAAGGTCTTGTTTCCATTATTAACCCAGCCTATCAAGAGGGTTAAGCAACATAGCTTCTGATAAATGATCTGGTGCAAAATGGGCATACCGCATTGTCACTTTAATGTCTGTGTGACCAAGTATACGTTGAAGCACTAGTATGTTGCCGCCGTTCATCATGAAATGAGACGCGAAGGTATGACGCAAAATATGCGTAAGCTGTCCAGCTGGTGTCTCAATACCAGCACGTTGCATAGCTTTTCTAAAAGCTGAATAGCATGGTTTAAAAAGCAACTGTGCCTTCCTGCTTGATGGTAGCTCAACCTGTAATTTTTCGGTTATCGGAACCGCGCGATTTTTCTTGCCTTTGGTTTTTACGTAGATGATTTGGCCGGCGCGGATTTGGTTTCCTTTTAAACCTTCTGCCTCACTCCATCGTGCTCCAGTTGCCAAGCAGATTTTCACAATGGTAGTTAGGTCTTTAGAGCGGCTTTTCTCACATTCGGCGAGAAGGGTTCTAATTTCCTCATTGGTAAGATACGCCATCTCCGACTCACTGATTTTAAACTCGCGCATATTCTCTAACGGATTTGGAGCGGTCCATTCGTCCAACCGGCGCAGTTCATTAAACATCGCCCTGAAATATGCCAGTTCTAAATTTACTGTGCGAGGCGTAACCGTCTTCACTCGAGTGGAGCGGGTTATCTTTCCACTTAATCGCTGCTCGCGATAAGATGCAAAAATCTTTGCGTTAAACTCGGTTGCGAGCGGGTTTCCCATCGACTCGCAGGCGAATGCCATTGTGGTTCGCCGCTTCTCACCATCAGCCAACGTAATGCCATGAGTGTTGAACCACAATTCAACCAGATCGATTACTCGACGCTTATCTGGTTTTTCTCCTAACCAGGGCTTGTCCTGCGCTTGATCCTTAATGTGGCGCTCAAAAGCCATGGCTTCCCCCTTGGTGGCGAATTGGCGACGGATGCGCCGCCCATCCCTACCGTTAGGGAAGACCTGAGCCTGCCACTTACCATTAGCTAACTTTGAAACAGCCATAATCAGTTTTTAGAGCAAATTCGTTTTGATTTACTGATAGTGCCGTCATTGCAAACAAACTTGCCATCAGATGTACAGTGTGAGACGCCACCTTTTTTCCCTGAGCATGGATAATTGCGTGCATATGAGGGCTGTGTTGCCAAAAACACTAAACCTAACGTTACGATTGCCATTAATTTTTTCATGCTAGTAGCCTCAACTCATTTCCATATAAAGTCGTATTCGATCATTCTGTAAATGCTGTTTTGCTGATCACTCTACCGTTAACTTCAATATCCGATGGGGTGCATTCAAAGGATGCTGGGCCATTCTCTACACGTAAGCGCCCGCCTGGAAGGCGATAAACTTGCCTGATGCTCAGAAAACCATCTAATTTAATCAACCAGATTCCATCATTGATTTCTCCCTTGAACTCATCCACAAGATAGAAAGCCTTTTCAAACTTCACCAAGAAAGGAGCTGTTGAATCTGCGGGGATAAGGCAGGCGTCATAACGGACCTGTTCAGATGATGAGTAAATCCCGTTTGAGATTTCTTTTAATTGCAAAAGCAATCCACTGTCATTGATTGTTTTTGTGGTGGGGCTGCCTTGCCCTGTAGTAAGCCAAAGCATAGATGCGCCAGTATCTAGGTGACATGCAATAAGCCAGTCGTGCGGAAAAGTATCGCGCATCCAACGGTTTGCCATTGTACTTTGAGATACTCCTAGATGATCGCACAAAGCCTGTCTAGTACTGAATCCATAAGCCTGAAGAATGCGAGTAATTGCTTCTTTACCTCCACTTTGAGATGTGAAGTTGTAATGTGAGATCGCCTTCGGGGTTTCTTTTGTGTTTGACATATTTAAAATGCGATCCTATCATCGGTTTTGTGGTGTTCGGAATGATTGCGAATAGTTCCGAATAGTGAAGTTTTAAAACACAAACTGAGGAATAGTGCATCATGAATCGTAATTTTTCAATGCGCCCCAGCATCAACCTTGTGGTATCTGAGCCATTCATCACACTGGATGAGTTCTGCCGCCGCACTGGTTACAAGCCTAGCTATGCCCGCCAGATGATCCGCGAGAACCGCCTACCCATCAGGAAAAAAGCCGGAGTTAACAGCCTTATCGAAATCAACATGTTCGCGTTGACGATGGAAGCGGCCCAAGGCTGCGAAGTCACAATGCAAGCCTGATAGTTCCATTTTGGGATAGAAAAGGATTTACATCATGTTTGATTATCGTGTTTCCAAACATCCACACTTTGATGAAGCCTGCCGTGCTTTCGCATTGCGTCACAATATGGTGAAGCTGGCAGAGCGCGCTGGAATGAAGGTCCAGACCCTGCGCAACAAGCTTAACCCTGAGCAGCCCCATCAGCTCACACCGCTGGAAATTTGGCTGCTGACGGATATCACTGAGGACTCCACGCTGGTTGATGGTTTCCTGGCTCAGATTCATTGCCTGCCGTGCGTACCTACGAACGAAGTGGCAAGAGAAAAACTCCCGCATTACGTCATGAGCGCGACAGCTGAAATCGGTCGTGTGGCTGCAGGTGCTGTGTCCGGCGAAGTAGGGACTACAGCTGGCCGCCGTGATGTGATTAGCAGCATCAACTCTGTCACCCGCCTTATGGCGCTGGCTGCGATCTCCATGCAGGCGCGCCTGCAGGCTAACCCAGCCATGGCTAGCACAATTGATACGGTTACAGGTATCAGTGCGACTTTCGGGTTTATGTGAGGTGATCATGCTGAAAAACGAACCCTCTTTTGCCTCGCTCCTGGTAAAGCAAAGCCCGGCAATGCACTACGGCCACGGCTGGATTGCAGGAGATAACGGCAAGCGCTGGCATCCGTGCCGCGATCAGTCAAAATTATTAAACGGGCTGAAAACAAAAACGGCAAAGCCGTCAGCTTTTTTAATTATTCGCATTGCTCGTTTAATTATTAAAGGAGTGAAATATGTCTCGTAATGAGCTGAGAATTATTCTAGGCGTGATCATCCCGAATATGGCGGAAGGTTTTGAAATTAAAACCCGTGATGGTGCTGTTTTGCGTGTCGATCCTGAATGGGAATGCTGCAAAGAATTTAAAGAAGGTTTGCAGGTTGAAATCATCAACCAAATTAAAAGTAAGCCTGTCCCTGTTTCTGGTTATATCTAAGTAATTAACCCGTTTTTTATGGCGTAAACCCGCCGGGCATTTTTTTGCCCGCGTTCTGAGGAAATGAATATGAAAAATACTAAAACCCACTCAACGAAAACAGGCCCAGACGATGCTGGTCTGTTCGCTTTGTTAAATGAAACGCGCCTGGATGAGCGCCGTTGCCGTGCTGATGCAATGGCGGCTCGTCTGGATAGTCTGGCCGTGCGTATCGTTTCACGTCAGTTGAGCCATATCGAGGCGGCCGAACTGCTTCGCGTTGAAGCGGTACGAATCCAGAACGAAGCGCAGGAGTTGTATTAATGGCTGATTCAATGGACCTCGCCCAGCAGCGCGAACAGGAAGATCGTGAGCGCCATATTAACAATGCCCGCGCCAGAGTGCCGGGCGTTTCCCGTGTTCTCTGTGCGGAGTGTGATACTCCCATCCCGCCAGCTCGTCGCCGCGCTATTCCGGGCGTGCAGTGCTGTGTGACCTGTCAGGAAATCGCAGAACTTAAAGGCAAGCACTACAACGGAGGTGTTGTATGAGCACTATCCTGAAATGGGCGGGAAACAAAACCGCCATTATGTCCGAACTGAAAAAACACCTTCCCGCTGGCCCGCGATTGGTTGAACCTTTCGCGGGTTCCTGCGCTGTGATGATGGCAACAGACTATCCTCATTATCTTGTCGCAGATATCAATCCAGATTTAATTAATCTGTATCGTTCTATTGCAGAAGATATAGAAAACTTTATTAATCTTGCTAAGGCGGTTTTTGAAAGTTTTATTGTCGCTGAAAATTATTATCGTGTGCGTGAAGCGTTTAACCACGATCCGCAATTAGACCGACTGCACCGTGCTGTATATTTTCTTTATCTAAACCGCCATTGTTATCGTGGGTTATGCCGCTACAACCTAAGCGGTGTATTCAACGTCCCTTTCGGTAATTATAAAAAGCCGTATTTTCCTGAGAGTGAAATCCGCGCATTTGCTGAGAAAGCGAAGCGAGCCACCTTTGTTTGCGCTAACTACGAAGAAACGTTGTCTTTGTTGCAGACGGGCGATGTGATTTATTGCGACCCTCCTTATGACGGGACTTTTAGTAATTACCACACTGCCGGTTTTACAGAGGACGATCAGTATCGCCTGGCGTCTATTCTTGAGCGCCGCGCGTCAGAAGGCCATCCGGTCATAGTTTCAAACAGTGACACCTCACTTACTCGCTCCCTTTATCGGAATTTCACCCATCACCGCCTTACCGCAAACCGCAGTATGGGCGTTGCGGCTGGTGACGGTAAGTCTGCCGTGGAAATCATTGCTACCTCAAAATCGTGTCACTGGCTTGGATTTGATCCTGCAACCGGACCTGACTGCAGCGTGAAGTATGAGGTGCAGGCGTGAGGGCAACGGCGTTTATTCGTGCTTACATTATGGGGTGTCAGAATGTCTGACACCGTTTTCCCCTACGCATGGAATGCCCCGCGTCCTGCAATCGGTGGTTTTAAGCAAGCCGATGCGGCGCCGGGGATCATGTATCTGACGCCGGACGGCAATCGCAAGCGTTTGTCGATTGCCGAACTGGCAGAAACGGATGAAGCACCAGACCGGGGCCGGGCGGTTCGTCGTCGCCTGGCTTCGCTGCCTCATTTTGTCCGTCGTATGTATGCTCAAAAACTTGAACAGGTAGACCGTAAAGGCAAACAAGCGGCTGATGCCTGGCTTATCAATACCTTTGAACGATTCGTTCTGAGTCGCATAGATCAGGTCAATGAGCAATATCTGCCGCAGGGGGTGATGCCTGCGGCTTTGTTGCCTCTGCGTGAACAATTCTGGCGCCTTCTTTGGGCTGGAAAAAAAGAGCTGAAACGGCTGGCGCATAACCTTGCTGATCTGTTGGGTAGCGAGTTTAACCGCGAGTTTGATTTCCAGATGGCCCGCACGTCCGATCCTCATTTCGCCACCCTGTCAGGTTATGGCCGCATGGGGTTTCTTGCCAATCACCTCAAAACACCGGTCCCGTGCTGGACGGCCTACTGCAAAGAAGAACTGAAGGCGGAAGACGCACTGAAAGCAGTGGCTCGCCTGCAATCTCCGCAGTGGTGGCTTAATCGTCTGCGTCGTATGCACGCTCGCTGGCGTGAACATCTGATGGTTGCGGCTGGATACGTACACAAGAAATCTGCACCGTACTGCAGTGATCCATGCTTGCAGGAGTGGACGGCTCAAAAGAAAGCCAACCGCGAATTTCTGAAAGCGATGGAGCTGGAAGATGAGGACACCGGAGAACGTGTATCGCTGATTGATAAAGTGGCCGGCAGCGTTGCCAACCCAGCTAACCGTCGTCGTGAGCTGATGGCGCGCATGCGTGGTTTCGAAGATTTAGCGAATGAGGCCGGGCTGGCCGGGGCGTTCTTCACGCTTACCGCTCCATCCAAATATCACTCAATGCAGTACGACGGGCGCCGGAACAACAAATACAGCGGCGCGTCACCGCGTGAAACGCAGAAATATCTTTGCAAAGTGTGGGCGCGCACGCGTGCGGCCTGGCTGCGCAATGGTATTCGCGTGTTTGGCTTTCGCGTTGTTGAGCCTCACCACGACGAAACCCCGCACTGGCACCTCCTGCTTTTCATGCGCCTGGAGCATATCGAACCGGCAACGGCAATCTTTCGTAAGCACGCCATGCGTGAGGATGGGAATGAGCCAGGCGCCGCTGAAAACCGCTTCGAAATGAAACCCATCGAGAAAGAGAAGGGCAGCGCAACGGGCTATATCGCCAAATACATTTCAAAAAATATTGATGGCTATCAGCTTGATGACGATCTGGATGATGAAACCGGCAAGCCTCTGAAAGAAATGGCCCGCCGCGTAAGTGCCTGGGCGTCTCGCTGGGCGATCCGCCAGTTCCAGCAAATAGGCGGCGCACCGGTAACTGTTTGGCGTGAATTACGTCGCCTCGGTGATCGTGAGCTGGTCCTGCACCCCGAAATTGAGCCAGTGCGTCAGGCTGCCGACAGCAGCGCGTGGGATTTGTACGTAAGTGCGCAGGGTGGCCCGCTGGTTCCCCGTGATCTCCTGCGCGTGCGCCTCAGCTATGAAGTTACCGAAAACGGCAACCTCTACGGGGATGACGTCTCCAAAATTTCCGGCGTTTATTCCCCGATCTGTGGGCCGGAATCACTGATTCATACGCGCACTACCAAATACAAAATCGTGCCGAAACGTCAGGCCGACGGCGTTTCAGGTTTTGACCTTGATTTTTCAGGCGGCCCCGCCGCCCCTCGGAGTTCTGTCAATAACTGTACGCGGGAGCCGCGGGAGGTTGAAAAACGCGCCGATCCTGGCGGCACGGTCATTAATGACTGTGCCAGCTGGGCGGATATTGGCTCTTTATCCCGGAAAGAAAAACGGGTGATTGCGCAACGGCTGAGCGACGCGGCAAGGGTAACTAACAAGCGCGTCAAAGTGAGGCCAAAAGCCAGCCCTATGACGGAGCAGGAAAAGCAAATGAGTGAGCTGCTGTCTCTGCGTGGTGTGGATGCCAGTGCCGGAATGGTCCGTTCGTTAATTTCTGGCGCGGTGGTTGCCTTTGGCGATCAGGTGTTAACGGTTGAAGAAGGGCGCCTTACTGTCCGAAACCGTACAGCGGCAGGTGTTCAACGTCTGCCGTCCCAGATTGTGGAGATTAAACAGCAGGCGGATGACCTTTTGAACCGAATGAAGCGTGCATTTTCAGCGCGTGAATAGCCCGTGACCAACATGGTCAGGTCTGACGGTGTGGTACCGCGTTCCGTCATTCACCGTCAGAAATGACAGTGCTGGCCATTCATCGAGTAACGTCATTTTCGACTGTGCTGCAGGTGAATTAAAACGAAATCAGGAGTTGAGGAAAACAGAAATGACCTATCTGGGAAGCAAGGCCGCAAGCGGTGTTTTTCAAAAAATTATTGCGGAAATGCCGCCGCATGATACCTACATTGAGACGCACCTGGGCGGTGGCGCTGTCATGTTGCGTAAGCCACCGGCCCGCCGCAATTGGGGCATTGATATTGATCCCCTGACGGTTGAGGCGTTCTGCCAGGGCAATGCTGATTTCCTTGATACCGTGGGCGATAGCCTTTTTATCGATGTTGCCGATGCGGTGCAGTTTTTAAGGGGCTTCGATTTTTCCTCTGCCGGTCGTGTGCTGGTTTACGCAGACCCTCCCTATCTGCATGAAACGCGCACCAGTGCCGCGCGTTATCGCAATGAATATACCGTTGCCGATCATGAGCGGCTGCTGGCCTGTCTTAAAAGCCTGCCAAAAAATGCCAGTGTGATTTTGTCCGGCTACCCATCAGCGCTTTATGACGAACTGTTAACGGGCTGGCGTCAGAAAGAATTTCAGGCCATGACTCGAGGCGGTGTGCGCACAGAGAAAATCTGGATGAATTACCCGGAGGGGAGAGCCTACTCGCCCGCTTTTGCGGGTAAGGATTACAACGACAGGGAGCGCATCAAACGCAAGGCGAAGCGCTGGCGCGAGAAGTTCGCAGCTTTGCCCCATGCTGAGCGACTGGCAATAATGACGGCGCTGAGTGAAGTTAATGATTAACCTCCGCAAACAGACTCATCTGATTGATTGATAAAAAATATTTTACAACCCAGAAATCCTTCTATACTGTATATATAAACAGTGGATATGCATACAGTTGTCAGCATCTCTTCCTGGGGATGCTGGCTGGTTTATCCCGTAGTGAGGATAGGAGGGAAAATGCAGGACTATCTTTTGGAGTCGTTGAAACTCCAGCGTATTGATTTTTTTATCAAGCTTGTAGCGGCTAGTGAGTGTAGCGAAGAAGAGAAACGCCTTGCGATCCAGTGGGTGTCGGAACTGACGGACGAGCTGATGGCGAAAATTCGTAACCATGATTACGGCCAGGCAATGGACGTTATCAACTAAAGGGGGCTTTATGCGCATTGAAATAATGATCGATAAAGAGCAGAAGATAAGCCAGGCAACACTGGAAGCCCTTGAATCCGAGCTTTACCGAAATTTGCGCCCTCTCTATCCAAAAACGGCAATCCGCATACGTAAGGGAAGCGCTAACGGCCTGGAGCTGAGCGGCTTAAAACTGGACGAAGATAAAAAGCGGGTAATGGAGATTTTACAGCAGGTCTGGGAGGACGACAGCTGGCTACATTAGGAAACGTTGTGAGTGTCAGAATATTGTTCTGTCACTCACAAGGTTGAACAACGAGCAATGCGAGGCGTTAGCTATGGGTTCTAAAGACTTCAAATACCAGATTGTCTATCGCGGCGATATGCTTGAGACAATCATCCCTGGTCAGTGGGTTTTCTTCCAGCGTCTCAAAGAGTATGGCGGCGGTTATTGGTTAGGGAAGACTTATCATGATTGCTTCTGGTTTGAACTTGATCGCCCGGTATCGTTATCCGATGGGCTTGATTATTTAATGCTGCTGACGAAAGTCGAAGCGATAAGCCACGAATTCGACTCCAATTATTCTCTTTTTGAATAGATTTAGGGGGGGGTAAGGTGGTTCAAAACTGATATTAAGAAGTTAGCGAACCACCATAGCCTCTCATTATTGTTTGAATTTCTCACTTAATCTCTTAGTCAGAATTTCAATCGATTCCTTTCGCCCCGAAAATAAATCATTTACCACGTGGCCCATTATTTCAAACGCATCTTCAATATCTTTCAATTTGACCTTATCGTAATCATGGCTTCCAGCATCACCTAGAAATTTTATTGCCATAAGTTGCCCTGAATATGCTGCATAGATTTCTGGTAATTTTTCAAGTCGCTCTTTGAGTCCGATGCGCCAGCCTGTTTTTTTATGCTCTGGCACCCCCATTGCTGTCAGCATCCTTTCCACTGAGATTCTGATAAGGTTGGCGGCAGCGCTTGGTTGCATAAGAAATATAGAAAAAGAAGCCAATAGAGGATCGGTTATTTCCTCGGGGCACTTGGCCGGTAGTTCAAAAGGATGTAATGAAGGGAAAAAGGTTTTAGGGTGAAACCACTGGTAATATTCTTCATCATCATCCGGATCGTCCCATCCTCTCCGCTCCCACCCACTATCACCAGAACAGGCCACAATTTCACCACATTGTCTCCTTGAGCAGCGAGCTGTACAGCTAAAAATTGCTCGATGCATTTCAGGCTCGAACCAATCTTCTCGGCTGTGTTTATTGGTGTCATGCGTGTCATTAACAAAGAAAGTTTCTTGGATGATCTCTAGAGTCTTCTGACCACATTCTGGGCAAGGCCATTCAACCTGCATATCTTTGAAAAATGCTCCAGAAAATTTATGGAGAGGCATCTTCGTGCTCCTAATCTCTTTTTGCGTACATTCTTTAATCTACGCTTCCGTTTTGGGGTCGGTCTAAAATATGCCATAACAGGTTGTTTAAAAAGAGCCATACGTCAGGACTTACGACATGTCGTGCATTTTTCACTATCCAGTACCCTTTGCATGTCTATGCTGCATGAATTCGCATGATCGTTTGAGGATCGTTTTAGGTAAGGTTCGCCAGAGATGGCGGGCTAATGCTCAAGTCTTGCAGGTGCATGAAAACCACTACGTAAAGCGGGCAGGCGTGGCGGGGCTACGAGCGCGCGTTTTAGGGTGTAGGGTCATAAGAAATTGCGTGTGAAGCATTAATGCGCAGGTTATACTGTGGATAGAAATCAACCATCAAAATTAACAATATAAGGAGGGGCGGAGATGACTGTAACTATCCATCAAAAACCTCTTAATGCTTTCCTTAGTCGTGTCAGAACCCTTGATGGGCGGCTGGCTGACGGCTTAGCGAAGCTTTTGCCTGATTGGTGGGATGACTCGTTGAACCAATCTCCGAGTATCAGCCAGCAAGTAATTTTAGGATTGGCGAAATTTGCTAATCTGGATCTCAACACCGTCATAAATCCTTCTGTACCCCTGGAATTTAATGATTCAGTACGTAGGTACAAACATGCAGCGAACAAACCTGTACAGGAGCTTCAAGCTGCAACGGCTGTTGTAGATGGGATGGCAAAAATTGCGGCCGCTGTTGCAAAAAATGATTATCAAGGGCTTCCAACTGCGGGTGAAATTAGAGGTTCAATATTATCCAGCGGCAAGCCTTGGGTAGACTATCTTGCTCTTTTAGAGTTTTCTTGGTCGATGGGAATACCGGTACTGTACATGCCAGAAATCCCAGCCAAGAAAAAGATGGATGCTGTTGCTATCAAAGTATCTGATCGCCCAGTCATTGCGTTAACAAAAAAGCACAAGCACGCAAGTGCTCTTTTATTTAGTTTAGCGCATGAATTAGGTCATATTGCTTGCGGACATCTTGATCGTAATTCGCTGCTGATTGATGAGAAAATCAACGAAGATGATGTCGACAATCCACTCGAAAGAGAAGCTAACAGTTTCGCTATTGAGTTGTTGAATGGGCGACCTGATGCATCGTTTTATAGCCAATATAGGGTTAGTGCTGACGTTTTAGCTGATGGAGCCATGCGCATTGCACGTCAAAATCAGGTAGACCCAGGCCATATAGCACTAAATTACGCTAAAACGATGACCACTCGCACGGGGAAAAATTTTTATGCAGTATGTGCCAGTGCATTGAACCTACTCTATCCTGGTCCTGAATTGGCATGGCCTGACCAAGCTAAACGTACCTTTCTTGCATTTGTAGATGAAGAGAAGGTTTCCGAAGATAAGTTCGAAATGCTTTGCAGAATGAACAACATCGAGGTGTAGTGCCAGTGGCTGTATTACTTGATAATGATGTAGTACTGAAATTGGCCCAACTCGACCTGCTTTCTGAAGGTTGCAAATTACTTACTAGAAATTTTGGCCAACTATTTGTTTTAGATACGATCGTATATCAACTACGGGGAAAGGCTGCGATTCGGCGCTATGGTACCGAGGCAATAGAACGCGTAAATGATTGTCTTGGACAAGGCGTTTTTTCACTATTTGGAGAGATCATAACGGACCCAAGGCTGATCTCATTACAAAACGATTTTGATAACCTTGATGAAGGTGAAATGCGCTTGGTTCAAGGGTTATTGAATCATCATGATTTGTTACTATCTGGTGATAAACGCTTTTTGAAAGCGATAGCAGAAACGGGTTTCATTGAAGAGGCTGCGTTACATAATCGCTTTGTCTGCTTAGAACAGGTTATATGCTTTCTAATCAATGAGTTAACCCTAGAGCATGTCAATGAGAAAGCAACAATAGCTTTTCAGGGAGAATTCAGAGTTGACAGTGCGCTGCGTACTTGTATAGGTCATGGTCGCAGCCATGACCATGTGATTGAAGGATTTTTAAATCAACTAAGGGAATTGCCAGCGGTACTGCTATCTATAGAACAGCATTGGCAACTATCAAGACCCTGATGAAAATTTATGTGAAAAAGGCGCTTTTGGCGCCTTTTTGCTAAGCATCGTTTTCATCGAGAGAATAGGCTTCAAATCGAATTACATTTTCTCCAAGCCAGCTATTCAACTCCTGAAATTGTTTCTGTAATGGAATTAGTTCATTGCGTACGAAAACGCGTGCCGCTTTTTCAACATCACCGAATCCGCCGGTATTCGTTGGAATAATCCCCATCAGCTGCGGCGGTACTCGATGAGCAGCCAGCATGTCATCACGGCTCACATTTTTGATGTTAAGAAATTCATCTTTCGCGGCGACTTCTGACAGCGGGATGATCTGGATTCCGTCCTTCTTCCCGTTCGGGCTGTACATAAACAGGTTGCGGAAATTGCCCGGCCCTTTCGATTTTTTTAGTGCTTCGCGTATGTTGTTGACGTCGTTCTGGTCGGCGGCGGGATCGCTCATGTACATGATAAAACCAGCATGGCTCCCATTGAGGTAATACTTACGGCGAAACAGCGTGGCCGATTCATTCAGAAGGGCGGAAGGAATGGCTGAGAGGTATTCCGGCATCCCGTAAAGCTCCTGGTTAACGTCGGGTTCCATCAGGTGAAACACGCTACCCTCATCGAACTGATAGGGCTGTGAGTTGCAGCCATACTGTGCAAACCAGTAGGTGTCCGGGTCAATGCCACGGCGGGTGTATTTGGCAAGCGAGGCGCGCAGCTCCATGATCTGGCCTAACCGGTTTAAGCGTTTTTCAAGATACGCATTACCAAATACCAGAAAGTCCTGGGCGAACCGGGAAAAGACTTGTTTAGACAGCCAGCGGTGAGGGATGTAGGTACTGGTAAGAATATTGCGTTTTACCTGTATGGCGCTGGAGTGATGCACGGCGGCGCGGTAAGTTCGCGCTAGGCCATCCATGCTGATCGGAGGTTCGTACCAGCGGTCTACCTGCACGCACTCCAGGTAATCAAATAACTCCCGGCGGTCCATCACGGGGATCGGATCGCCAAACGTAAACGCCTCCGTATGTGCATTACTGACCATGCTGGCCGTATCGGCGGCGGTCTGGCCGTGTGGTGCCTTGCTGCGCTTTTTGCGGTTAGCCATTAAAAAATCTCCACGATGTTGCTGGTACTGGCGGAAGCTCCTGCCAATGGTTCGTTATAAAGTGCGTGCATTGTTGCCCAAGCTAAATCTGCGTGGCTGGCTTCCTCTGTGCGGGCTGCTTCGTAGGTTGGCCGGTTGCCGCTGGCGGTGGTTGAACGGCGAATGGACATAAAGGACTGCGCGATATCCAGCATCCCCGCGTCAAACTCCAGACGACGCCCGCTGATGATGTCGTAGGCTTTAAGGACCAGGGCATTTTTTACGGTCGGGTTGTAGACAAACTCACGCGCGGCAGGGAAGAACTGCTTAACCGTTTTGTAAACACCATCGCCAACGCCGGTCGAGTCAATGCCGATGTAGGTCACGTTGTAGCGTCTGGTGATTTCCTCAATCGCTGAGGCCTGGGCGCGAAAGTCCATCCCGCGCCACTGGTGACGCTCAAGGATGCGGAATTTACCGCCGGGGACGACGGGAGGCGCAATGACCACGCAACCGGCGCTGTCACCGTTCTGCGTTCCTTTTGCCGGGTCATAGCCGATCCAGACAGGGTGGTATGCAAACGGACGCAGTAAAAGCGGTTCGAAATCGTCCCACACGTCCCAGCTGTCAACCATGCAGGACTGCAGCAACGCCAGCGGGAACACGGACGCCAGGTCGTCAACAAACTGACACATCAGCAGGTTGTTGTATTCGTCCGGGCTGTACTCCAGGCGCAGCTGGTCCAGATCGAAAAGGTTACACCCGCCGTTTACGGCATCTTCAATGGTGACTATCTGGCGGTACTGGCCGTCAGGGCATAAAACGCCGTGCGCCAGGCTGCTGTGAGAGAGGTCAAATTCTACCCTGTCGGCTTTCGGGCGCCCTTTATTGAACAGGGCACCAGACCAGAACGGGTAGGCGCTGTGCGTCAGGCTGGAAGGTGTTGAGAAATAGGTCTGGCGCCATTTTTTGTGCAGCGCCATACCGGAGGCCACCTTGCGTAGCTCCTGGAATTTCGGTATCCAGAAATACTCATCAAGATACAGATTGCCGTGATAGCTCTGCGCGGTACGGGCATTTGTACCGAGGAAGTAAAGACACGCGCCGTTAGGCAGCACCATCGGATCGCCTTTCAGTTCAACGTCCACCTCTTTTGCGAAGTCAATGATGTACTGTTTAAAAACGTGCGCCTGCGCTTTACTCGCTGACAGAAAGATTTGATTTCGCCCCGTGGTGAGCGCGTCTATCAACGCTTCACGGGCGAAATAGTAGGTTGCACCGATCTGGCGTGACTTTAAGAGGTTGCGAATACGGTGCTTGATGCCAGCGTCCCACCAGTGGCGCTGGTACTCGAACATACCGGCGCGGAAAATCTCTTCCAGCTTTTCGATCTGCTCGTCGGTAAACAGGTTTTTTTCCGGCGGCTTGCGCGGGCCTTTATTGCGGTTCGCCACGTTCGGATTCAGGTCTGCTTCATTCCCGCCGTTGTTAAATTTGCCGATTCTGGCCTGTCGTTCGGACTGACGCGCCAGCAGGTCAATTTCTTTAAAATCCTTTCCTTCCTTCTGCTCCTTCATGACGAGCTGGCAGTAACGTGCGGCGGTGGTGAGCTGCATCTGATCCAGTGGGCCATATTCGCCCCACTTATCGCGTTTTTTCCAGCTGTGAACGGTTGCAACTTTCTCGCCCAGCATTTCTGCAATGCGGGCTACGCGGTATCCCTGAAAGTACATCAGCATTGCCTGACGACGGGGATCGAGGTCTGCGGGGGTCAGTGTTGTCATGGCACAAACATACGGCCTCAAATCAGCACTTTCCCCGGCTTCGCATTGTGTGGGAGTTCGCACAAGCCCAACGCGTTGTTTACACGCGCCCATCACCGCAAACATAAGGCTCTGAACGTGTTACGAACTAACTAACCGGAGCCGGACCGATGGCAAAAAAATCTAAGCGTTTTCGTATTGGGGTCGAAGGGGCCACTACTGACGGGCGCGTTATTGAGCGTGAATGGCTCACCCAGATGGCAGCGAGCTATAACCCGCAGGTATACACCGCGCTGATCAATATGGAGCACATCAAGGGCTTTACTCCTGATGGGCCCTTCCGTCGTTTTGGCATGGTGGAAAAGCTGGAAGCGGAAGAAATTACCGAAGGGGCATTGTCCGGGAAAATGGCGCTGTATGGCTGGATTGCCCCGACTGACGATCTGGTCACGATGACCAGCAACTGGCAGAAGCTTTTCACCTCAATGGAAGTTAACACCAGCTTTGCCGATACCGGCTCTGCTTATCTGGTTGGCCTGGCGATTACTGACGATCCGGCAAGCCTCGGCACTGAAATGCTGCAGTTCAGCGCCAGCGCAGAACATAACCCCCTGGCGCGCCGCAAGCTGGACAAAGACAACCTGTTTACCGCTGCTGTTGAAACGCTCATCGAGTTTGAGGACGTGCCGGAAAAAACCAGCCTGTTTACCCGCGTGAAAGAGCTGCTGTCCCGCAAAGGCGCCGATGATAACGCCCGCTTTGCTGATGTGAATCAGGCTGTTGAAACCATCGCGCGTGAGCATCAGACGCTGGCGGAGCAGGTCAGCACCCATCAAACCGATTTCAGCAACAAGCTGAGTGATATGCAGAAGGTTGTTGATGAGACAACCAACGCACTCTCCACCCTGCGTGAGCAGCTTTCCACTCAGGACAGCCGCAGCGAACGCCGCCCTAATGCGACCGGCAATAACGGCGCAGAACAAACCACCGATTGCTGACGGAGCAAAAGCACAATGAAAAAAGAGACACGTTTTAAATTCAACGGCTATCTGACGCAGCTCGCCACACTCAATGGCGTGCCTGTGAGCGGTATCACCTCAAAATATACGGCAGAGCCATCCGTTGCGCAGACGCTGGAAACGAAAATCCAGGAGTCTTCCTCGTTCCTGCAGAAAATCAACATTATCCCGGTTGATGAGCAGTCCGGCGAACGTCTGGGGCTGGGGATTGGCGCCAGTATCGCCGGTAATACTGATACCACCCAGAAAGACCGTGAACCCGTTGATCCGACCTACATCGACGGTGAAGGGTACAAGTGTACCCAGACTAACTCTGATACGGCGCTGCCTTATGCAAAACTGGATTTGTGGGCTAAATTCCAGGACTTCCAGACGCGCATCCGTGACGCCATCATTATTCGCCAGGCGCTTGACCGCATCATGATCGGCTTCAACGGCGTGAAGCGTGAAAAAACGTCAGACCGCAAGACCTATCCGCTGCTGCAGGATGTGAATATCGGCTGGCTGGAGAAAATCCGCCAGGAGAAACCCGTTCAGGTTCTGGACAAAATCGTGTCCGAGGGCGAGGTGGTTTCTCAGACTATCCGTGTCGGTAAAGGCGGCGATTTCCTGAATCTGGACGCGCTGGTTATGGGCGCCGTCAATGAGAAAATCGCGCCGTGGTATCAGGAAGATACGGAGCTTGTGGTTATCGTCGGGCGCCAGTTGCTGGCGGATAAATATTTCCCGATCGTCAACCGCGACCAGCCAAACAGCGAAGCGATGGCGGCCGATCTCATCATCAGCCAGAAGCGTATCGGCAACCTCCCGGCCGTTCGCGCGCCGTTCTTCCCGGCTAACGCCATGCTGATCACCCGTCTGGATAACCTGTCTATTTACTGGCAAGCCGGTACCCGTCGTCGTTCAGTTATCGACAATCCGAAGCGTGACCGCGTGGAGAACTACGAATCCGTTAACGAGGCGTATGTTGTCGAAGATTACGATGGCGTTTGCCTGGTTGAGAACATCGAGATGTTACCAGCGCAGGCAGACGGCAATCCGGGCGCGGCGCTGACGGCTGAAAATATTCAGACCATCGTTGCTGCAGCAGTGCAGGGCGCGCTTGATGCTCAGAATACGGGCGGCACTGGCGCCGGAGCGTGATAAATGAATCCGTTCCGTGCTCACACTCAGTATGTACAGGCACAGGATGCCGCCCGGCAGGGCGGCAGTAAAGCCAGTATGACGGGTTATAACCAGATGCTGTTACAGCTGACAGAACACCGCAGGCGCCTTAAAACCGTCCAGTCAAATGAGCGCAAGGCTCAGCTCAAACGTGAGTTTCTTCCCGCTTATGCCTCATGGATTGCCGGTTTGCTGGATGCTGACGCGTCAGGCCAGGACGACGTGGCGATGTACGTCATGATCTGGCGCATTGATGCCGGAGACTATACCGGCGCGCTGGACATTGCCCGTCATGCCATCAAACACGGCTGGGTCCTGCCGCAGCGCTTCAACCGGACCTGCGGGACCGCTGTTGCCGAAGAGTTTGCCGACGCGGCAATGCGCGCTTTTTCTGCCGGTGAATCATTCAGTGCCGCCATTCTTACCCAAGTGCTCGATATCGTTGAAGGTCAGGATATGCCGGATCAGTCCCGCGCCCGACTTCATAAGGCGATGGGCTACGCGCTGCGGGATAACGATCAGGCAGTGGCGGCACTTAACCATCTGAAGCGTGCCCTGCATCTGGATAACAGTTCTGGCGTCAAAACCGAAATCAACAAGCTTGAAAGCCGATTGCGACAGGCAATGTCGGCTTAACGAATCGTGCCAACGCGCGGGGCGGCACGGGGTGGCGACAGGCTTTATGCCGCGTCAAAACCCCGTCCACCGCCCAACTATTTGGGAGTGCCAGAAATATGCAATTCGTTTCGCCGGAACAGGCCGGGGAAAGTACCCAGGACGTTATTAAAAACACCAGTTTCTGGCCTGATGTCAGGGTTTCAGAGTTCCGCCGTGATATGCGCATGGATGGGAGTGTCACCGATCCGCGCCTGCGCCTGGCGTTGCTGACAGCGATTGCTGAAGTTAACGCCGATCTTTATGAGTTCCGCGAGAAACAACGGGCGCAGGGGTATGCGAGCCTGGCCGACGTCCCTGCTGATGTGATCGACGGCGAAAGCCAGCGGCTCATGCTGTATCGCCGTGCGGTGTTTTGCTGGGCAAAAGCAAACCTGGTTGAGCGCTATCGCGATTTTGACGCAACCGGCGACGGAAGCAAGAAAGCCGAAGATATCGAAACAACCTTAGGCGAGCTGTGGCGCGATGTGCGCTGGGCGGAGTCCCGCCTGCGCGATATGCCGCATATGAAGGTGGAGCTGATTTGATGAAAGTGCGTGCGCATCAGTATGACACGGTGGACGCACTCTGCTGGCGCCATTACGGGCGCACGCAGGGAGTCACTGAACAGGTGCTGCAGGCGAATCCGGGGCTGGCTGAATATGGCCCCTTTTTACCGCACGGGCTGCAGGTGGAGCTGCCGGATATCACGGCGTCAACCACTGCGCAGACTGTCCAGTTATGGGACTGAACTATGACGCTTGAACGAATCAGCGCCTTTATCACTTACTGCGTTGCCCTGCTTCTGGCATGGCTCGGCGATTTGTCTCTTAAAGATGTATCGACCATTACCGGTCTTGCGCTGGGGATTATTACTGCAGCGGTGACCTGTTATTTACGCTGGAAAGCCTACCAGCTGCTGCGGGACGGCAGAATATCCAGGGGGGAATATGAGTCCTTCAATCGTTAAGCGTTGCTTGGTTGGCGCGGTGCTGGCGATTGCCGCCACGCTGCCGGGCTTTCAGTCGCTTCATACTTCCGTCGAGGGGCTGAAACTGATTGCTGATTTCGAAGGGTGCCGCCTGCAGCCGTACCAGTGCAGCGCCGGGATCTGGACTGACGGGATCGGCAATACGTCCGAGGTAGTGCCGGGCAAAACCATAACGGAGCGACAGGCCGCGCAGGGGTTGATTAATAACGTGTTGCTGACGGAAAAAAGGATTGAAGCCTGCCTGCAGGTTAAGCCACCTCAGCATGTTTACGATGCCCTGATCAGTATCGGCTTTAATGTCGGAACGGGGGCAATCTGCCGGTCAACAATGGTTTCTTACATCAATCGCCAGCAATGGTGGCAGGCGTGCAACCAGCTGCCCCGCTGGATTTATGTAAATGGTCAAAGGAGTAAAGGGCTGGAAAACAGGCGCGCCCGTGAGCTTGCCTGGTGTCTTAAAGGGGCAGGGGCATGACGCACGCGCTGGCGGTGATCCTGGCTCTGGTGCTGGCATTGCTGGGCTGGCAGTCATGGCGGCTTAACAATGCCGGTCACACCATCGGGACGCAGGCTGAGGCGCTTAAAAATAACAAGCAGGAGCTGGCGAAGAAAAACAGCCAGCTCATCAGCCTGTCCATTCTTACCGAAACCAACAGCCGGGCGCAGATGCAACTTTATGCTGCAGCGGAGGAGACTTCCGCACTGTTGCGGAGTCGCCAGCGCCGGATCGAGGAGCTAAAACGTGAAAACGAGGATTTACGCCGCTGGGCTGACACTCCTTTGCCTGCTGATATTATCCGGCTGCGGGACCGCCCGGCCCTCGCCGGAGGTGCAGCTTACCGTGAGTGGTTGTCCAAAAGTGACGCAATGCCGCCTGGACAGGTCAGCGCCGCGCAGTAATGGGGATTTGAACCAGGTGCTGGATGAGACTGAGGCCGCCTGGGCAGTATGTGCCGACAAAGTGGACACGATCATAGCGTGTCAGGAGCGAGACAGTGAACAAGCCGCAGTCCTTACGCAACGCCCTGAATAAATCGGTGGCGTATGTCCGTGACAACCCGGACAAACTGCACCTTTTTGTTGATAACGGTTCGCTGGTCGCAACCGGCGCCCGTTCAATGTCATGGGAATATCGCTACACCCTGAACGTGGTGATTGAAGACTTTAGCGGCAACCAGAATTTAGTGATGGCGCCCGTATTGCTCTGGTTAATGACCAATCAACCGGACGCCATCAACAACCCGGAGCTGCGCGAAAAACTTTTTACCTTTGACGTCGATATCCTGAGCAACGATCTGTGTGATATCAGCCTCAATCTGCAGCTCACGGAGCGCGTGATTGTCAGCACAGACGGCACCGTATCGAGCGTTGAAGCGGTGCCGGAACCCGACGTGCCCGAAGAAATGTGGACGGTGAAACGTGGATGACCTGCAGAGGGTGGATGACTGGCTGGCGGCCCTGCTGGCGAATCTGGAACCGGCAGCCCGCAACCGTATGATGCGACAACTGGCGCAGGAGCTGCGCCGGTCGCAACAGCAAAATATCAGGCTGCAGCGCAATCCAGACGGCACCACCTTTGAGCCGCGCCGGGTGACGGCCAGAAGTAAAAAGGGGCGCATCAAGCGCCAGATGTTCGCCAAATTGCGCACCACTAAATACCTGAAAACCGCAGCCACTGCGGACTCTGCCAGCGTGCAGTTTGATGGGAAAGTCCAGCGCATCGCCCGTGTTCACCATTATGGTCTGCGTGATCGAGTCAGACGCAACGCCCCGGAGGCCCGGTACCCGGCACGCCGTCTTTTAGGCGTGAATGATGAGGTGGAAACCATCACCCGTGACACGCTGTTGCGCTGGCTGTCGGAGTGAAATTTGTGTCACGGACGGCACAAAGCCCAGCGCTGCCTCCCTTTTCCCTCTGATGGCAACCTCTCGTTATGAACGCACAACTAACCGAAATCATGCGCCTTATCACCAACCTGATCCGCACCGGCACCGTAACCGAAGTGGACCGGGAAAACTGGCTGTGCCGGGTGAAAGTGGGCGAGCTTGAAACCAACTGGATTAACTGGCTGACACTGCGCGCAGGCGGTGCCCGTACATGGTGGTGCCCGTCGCCGGATGAGCAGGTGGTGGTGCTGAGTATGGGCGGCAATCTGGAAACCGCTTTTGCCTTACCTGCGATCTATTCCAACCAGTTCGCCCCGCCGTCGGACTCTGTGGACGGCTGCGTAACGGAATACCCGGACGGTGGCTGGTTTGAATATGAACCAGCCACCGGCCGCTGGCATGTGCGGGGCATCAAATCCATGGTGATCGAGGCTGCAGATAACATAACCCTGAAAACGGGGGAATTTGTGGTGGAAGCAAGCAACACGCGAATAAATAGCGAAGTGGTGATCAATGGTGGCGTCACCCAGGGCGGCGGCGCCATGAGTTCTAACGGGATCGTAGTCGATAAACACGGTCATACCGGCGTTAAGTCCGGCGGTGATACATCGGGAGGTCCGGTATGACGCTGTATATCGGCATGAGTCAGGGCAACGGCAGGGCCATTACCGACACGGACCACCTGCGCCAGTCGGTCCGGGATATTCTGCTGACCCCGCAGGGAAGCCGCATTGCCCGGAGGGAATACGGCTCGCTTCTGTCTGAACTGATAGACCAGCCGCAGAACCCGGCGCTGCGCCTGCAGGTTATGTCTGCGGTCTATGTGGCTCTGAGTCGCTGGGAGCCACGGCTTACCCTGGATTCCATCACCATAAACAGCAGTTTTGATGGTTCGATGGTGGTTGAGCTTACCGGGCAGCGTGATAACGGCGCGCCGGTTTCACTTTCGGTATCAACAGGAGCAGACAATGGCAGTCATTGACCTTTCCCAGCTGCCCGCCCCGCAGATAGTGGATGTGCCGGATTTTGAAACGCTGCTAAACGAACGGAAAGCCGCGTTTATGGCCCTTTATCCGGCAGACGAGCAGGACGCGGTAAGGCGCACGCTTGAGCTGGAGTCTGAACCCGTGACCAAGCTCCTGCAGGAAAATGCGTATCGTGAAATCCTCCTGCGCCAGCGCATTAACGAGGCGGCGCAGGCGGTCATGGTGGCTTATGCCATTGGCGGCGATCTCGATCAGATGGCGGCCAACTACAACGTGAAGCGGCTGACGGTTACACCTGCGGATAACGACGCGGTGCCGCCGGTCGCAGCGGTAATGGAAAGTGATGAGGCGCTGCGCCTGCGTGTTCCTGCTGCATTTGAGGGGCTGTCCGTGGCGGGGCCGACGGCGGCCTATGAGTTTCACGCTAAAAGCGCTGACGGGCGAGTGGCTGACGCCAGCGCAACCAGCCCGGCACCGGCGGAGGTGGTGCTTACCGTGCTGAGCCGTGAGGGCGACGGAACGGCAGCGGCGGATCTGCTGGCAGTGGTTGAACAGGCGCTTAACAGTGAGAATGTGCGGCCGGTTGCTGACCGTCTGACGGTGCGCAGCGCTGAAATTATTCCGTACAGCGTGGATACGACGATCTTTCTTTACCCTGGGCCAGAAGCTGAGCCGGTGATGGAGGCGGCAAAAGCCAGCCTGCAGAAATATATCGCCAGCCAGACGAGGCTGGGGCGTGATATTCGCCGCAGTGCTATTTATGCCGCGCTGCATGTTGAAGGTGTGCAGCGTGTTGAGCTGGCCTCGCCGCTCGCTGATGTAGTGCTTGATAAGACACAAGCCGCTTCATGTACAGAATGGAGCGTAACCAACGGGGGAACGGATGAATAGTCTGCTTCCTCCTGGCTCATCGCCGCTTGAGCGCCGACTTGCTCAGACCTGCAGCGGCATTTCCGATCTGCAGGTGCCGCTTCGGGATTTATGGAACCCGGCAACATGCCCGGTCAAGTTTCTGCCGTATCTGGCGTGGGCCTTTTCGGTTGATCGCTGGGATGAAGGATGGGCGGAGAGCGTGAAGCGCCGCGTGGTGCAGGATGCGTTCTATATCCATCAGCACAAGGGCACAACCAGCGCGGTGCGGCGTGTGGTGGAGCCGTTCGGCTTTCTGATCCGCATCATTGAATGGTGGCAGACCGGCGAGGCGCCGGGCACGTTTCGCCTGGATATTGGGGTGCAGGACCAGGGCATAACAGAGGAAACCTATCTGGAGCTGGAGCGCCTGATTGGTGATGCCAAACCCTGCAGTCGGCATCTGATCGGCATGTCCATAAACCTGCAGACGAGCGGACCATATTTTGTTGGGGCTGCCACTTATACCGGCGAAGAAATCACGATTTACCCGTATATCAACGAAACCATCATTTCCGGTGGCACTGCCTACGAGGGCGGCGCCGTCCATGTTATCGACACAATGAGAGTGAACCCATGAGCGCAAAATTTTATACCCTGCTGACGGATATTGGCGCGGCGAAACTGGCAAGCGCTGCCGCGCTCGGTGTGCCGCTGAAAATTACCCAGATGGCGGTGGGGGATGGCGGCGGCGTGCTTCCAACTCCCAGCGCACAACAGACGAAGCTGGTTTCCGAAAAGCGGCGCGCTGACCTGAACATGCTTTACATCGATCCGCAGAACAGCAGCCAGATTATTGCTGAGCAGGTGATTCCTGAAACTGAGGGCGGTTGGTGGATTCGTGAGGTTGGGCTGTTTGATGAAACGGGCGCGCTGATTGCAGTGGGGAACTGCCCGGAGAGCTATAAGCCGCAGCTGGCAGAGGGCAGCGGGCGCACGCAGACAGTGCGCATGGTACTGATTACCAGCAGCACCGATAACATTACGCTGAAAATTGATCCGTCCGTAGTGCTGGCTACCCGAAAATATGTGGATGACAAGGTCCTGGAACTGAAGGTGTATGTCGATGAGCTGATGGCGGCGCATCTTGCTGCAGCTGATCCGCATACGCAATATGCGACAAAAGCCAGCCCGACGTTTACCGGCACCCCAAAAGCCCCGACTGCAGCTGCAGGTAACAATACCACTCAGCTTGCCACGACTGCGTTTGTGCAGGCGGCTCTGATCGCCCTGGTGAATGGCGCCCCTGCTACGCTGGACACGCTGAAAGAAATTGCTGCGGCTATCAACAACGATCCTAATTTCAGCACCACCATTAATAACGCCCTTGCACTGAAAGCCCCACTGGCAAGCCCTGCCCTGACCGGAACGCCGACGGCGCCCACGGCTGCGCAGACTGTCAACAATACGCAAATTGCCACTACTGCTTTCGTAAAATCAGCTCTGGCTGCGCTTGTTGGCTCATCACCTGCGGCGCTTGATACCCTGAACGAGCTGGCGGCGGCGTTAGGAAACGATCCTAACTTTGCAACCACCATGACAAATGCCCTCGCAGGCAAACAGCCTCTTGATAGCACGCTGACAAATTTGTCAGGAAAGACAGCTGATGGGATTATCGAATACCTTGGTTTAGGGGAAGGCTCTGCTTTGCCGGTTGGCGTCCCCATTCCGTGGCCATCAGCAACGCCACCAACAGGGTGGCTCAAATGCAATGGGGCTGCGTTTACCGCCTCCCAGTACCCTAAGCTGGCACTGGCTTATCCGGCGCTCAGACTGCCTGACTTACGCGGAGAGTTTATCCGGGGATGGGATGATGGACGTGGAGTGGATTCTGGACGTATTTTATTGTCATCTCAAAACCATTTATTTGCTTCTCATGGACACTGGTTTGATAAGTATTATGCGTTACAAACAGGATTTGACCCAACGGGGGGGCAGTTTATTGTTACAGCTGATGCGTTCGGGGAACTTATTACAGGAAATTCAAACTCGACGGTTTCGGTTGGTGGTTCTGAAACGAGGCCACGCAACATCGCCTTTAACTACATCGTGAGGGCTGCATAATGGCTACAGCAAAATTAAACCAACACATGATTGCCACGGTAGCCGGTGATATTACCGTGTTTAACTATGATGGTGAGACGCGCGAATACCTTTCTTCATCCGTTGAATATCTACCGGTTGGCGTCGGCATTCCTGCTAATTCCAGCATTGACGCGCCGGGAGAGAGTAAAACCGGCTTTGCCATTTGCCGTACTACTGACTTTTCATCATGGGAATATATCACCGACCACAGAGGTCAAATCGTTTATAACATAGAGACAATGCAACAAGTTGAAGTGACGGCACTGGGGGATTATCCCGAAGGTACAACCCCCACTGCCCCTGCATCACCGTATGATAAATGGGACGGAGAGAAATGGATCATGGATTCTGCCGCAAAACATCAAGGTGATATTGCTGATGCAGAACAACACCGACAAATGCTCCTCGCTCAGGTAGATGAACTATCCTCCGACTGGCGAGTGGAGCTGATGCTCGGTGATATCAGCGAAGAAAACAAAAAGAAACTATCGTCGTGGATGGCTTATAAAACGGCGGTTAAAGCCGTCAATGTTTCGGCGGCTCCTGATATTAACTGGCCTGTTCAACCGGAGGCATAGGCCATTTGATACCTGGTGCAGCGTCAGGAACGACCGTCTGCAATTCCTTTATGTAGGTCAGCCAGAGTATCAGGCTGGCCTTATCTTTATACTGATCCGCCTTATTCCAGCGGTGGTATGACGCGCAGTGATCGGCAGGCCAAACCCTCCGGGAAGTATTTAGGCAATAACAACTACCATGAGTTTTACGGCGATAACAGAGACGTGCGCTCCTGGGCTTTCTGGATGACGCAGTGGATGAGTCAGGTTAACCGCCTGGTTAAGTCAGGCGGGTATGCCATGGTTTTCACTGACTGGCGGCAGCTTCCAACGCTTACTGACGTTTTCCAGGCTGGCGGTTTTGTGTGGCGGGGGCTGATTCCGTGGGATAAAACGCTTTCAACGCGTGCGCCTCACACCGGTTATTTTCGTCATCAGTGCGAATACGTGGTTTGGGGAAGTAACGGACCATTGCCTAAAAGTCTGCATGGTGGACCCTGGCCGGGTATGGTGACTCGTCGTGTTATTCCGTCTCAAAAGCTCCATATGACCGGCAAACCGATTGAGCTTATGGAGAGCCTGGTTGCTCCAGTCCCCCCTGGCGGACATATTCTTGATCCATTTATGGGAAGTGCATCAACTGGCGTTGCCGCGCTGAGGAAGGGATATAAATTTACCGGGATTGAAATGAGCCAGCAGTATTTTGATATCTCATGCGAACGCCTGGAAAAAGAAAACGCAGATATCCGCGCGGGCGTATTGTGTGATTAAGGGAACAATGCCGCGTAGCTGTATGCGCGGCCCATTCAATTCACCATAGGGCGAAACCTAAACACCGGAGGGTTCGCCGTATGGCTCAGGATTATCACCACGGTGTGCGCGTCGTTGAGGTCAACGATGGCACCCGCCCCATTTCAACAGTAAGCACGGCAATTGTCGGTATGGTCTGTACCGGAGATGATGCAGATGCGTCCGTGTTCCCCCTCAATAAGCCGGTCCTGCTCACCGACGTGCTGACCGCCAGCGGTAAAGCAGGCGAGTCCGGCACGCTGGCTCGCTCGCTGGATGCAATTGCCGACCAGGCTAAACCCGTAACCGTTGTTGTGCGCGTTGCACAGGGTGAAACCGAAGCGGAAACAACTTCCAACATTATCGGCGGCGTGACAACTGACGGTAAAAAAACGGGCATGAAAGCGCTGTTATCTGCGCAGTCCCAGCTCGGCGTTAAGCCGCGCATTCTTGGCGTGCCGGGGCATGACACGCAGGCGGTTGCCACTGAGCTGCTGAGCGTGGCGCAGAGTCTGCGCGGCTTCGCCTATCTGTCAGCCTACGGCTGCAAAACGGTAGAGGAGGCCATTGCCTACCGCGCTAATTTCAGCCAGCGCGAGGGGATGCTGATCTGGCCTGATTTCATCAGTTTTGACACCGTGCTGAACGCTGACGCAACGGCTTACGCCTCAGCCCGTGCGCTTGGCCTGCGTGCCAAAATTGACGAACAGACCGGCTGGCACAAATCCCTGTCCAACGTAGGCGTGAACGGCGTCACCGGCATTTCTGCTGATGTGTTCTGGGATTTGCAGGACCCGGCAACCGATGCGGGGCTGCTGAACCAGAACGATGTCACCACGCTGATCCGCAAAGACGGTTTCCGCTTCTGGGGTTCCCGCTGCCTCAGTGACGATCCTCTGTTTGCCTTTGAAAACTACACCCGCACCGCGCAAGTTCTGGCTGACACCATCGCAGAAGCGCACATGTGGGCGGTGGATGGCGTGCTTAACCCGTCACTGGCCCGCGACATTATCGAAGGTATTCGCGCCAAACTGCGCAACCTGAAAACGCAGGGCTACATCATCGGCGCCGACTGCTGGCTGGATGAGTCCGTAAACGATAAAGATTCCCTGAAAGCCGGGAAGCTCACTATCGATTACGACTATACGCCGGTACCGCCTCTGGAAAACCTGATGCTGCGCCAGCGCATCACCGATCAGTATCTGCTGGATTTCTCCAGCCAGGTCAGCGCGTAAGGGGACAATATGGCTTTACCACGCAAGTTAAAACACCTGAACCTGTTTAACGACGGGAATAACTATCAGGGGATCGTTGAGTCCCTGACCCTGCCTAAATTCGGCCGCAAGTTTGAAAAGTATCGCGGCGGCGGTATGCCCGGTTCGGCTGATGTTGATCTGGGGCTGGATGATGGCGCGCTGGACACGGAATTTTCAATCGGTGGCACTGAACTGCTGTTATTCAAACAGATGGGTAAAGCCACCGTTGACGGCATCCAGCTGCGTTTCACCGGCTCCATTCAGCGTGACGATACCGGCGAAGTGCAGGCCGTTGAGCTGGTTGTGCGCGGGCGACATAAAGAAGTCGATTCCGGCGAATGGAAAACAGGGGAGAGCAACACCACAAAAGTCAGCAGCACCAACAGCTACGCGAAGCTGACCATTAACGGCGAGGTGCTCTATGAGGTTGATGTGATCAACATGATTGAAATCGTTGATGGCGTGGACCTGATGGAAGAACACCGCAACGCCCTGGGCCTATGATCTTCTTTAAAGGCGCGGGCAGCCGCGCCAGTACCTTATTAACAGGAAATGACAATGAGCGAACAACAGACAGAAAAAACCGTACAGCTTGACACCCCAATCAAACGCGGTAAAACCGAAATTGCCGAAATTGTGCTGCGCAAGCCGCAGTCCGGCGCGCTGCGTGGCACCCGTCTGCAGGCGATCATGGATATGGACGTCGGCGCGATGATGACGATTATTCCCCGCATCTCCACGCCCGCGCTGACCGCTCAGGAAATGGCTGAAATGGACCCCGCAGATCTCACCGCGCTGTCGGTTGAGGTGGTCACTTTTTTGTTGAAGAAATCGGTGCTTGCCGGTTTGCCGACAGCCTGACGGTAGAAGACCTGGTGGCTGATATCGCCACCATTTTTCACTGGCCGCCGTCCGTCACTGACGTTATGCCGCTGACCGAAGTGCTGGAGTGGCGGCATAAAGCGATTCAGAGAAGCGGGGCCA